GCAGGCGCTTACAACACAACAACCGGCACGGTTGCAGAGACCAACACCGACACAGAGCACACGGGCACGCTGAGCGACGTGAGCCTGCGGCAGGTCAATGAGTTGATTCAGGCAGGCGACAAAATTCTGCTGGTTCCCGCGTCTGAGTTCGCATCGCGGCCAGACAACAAGGACAAGATCGTCATTAGCACCGTGGTGCACCAGGTGATCACCATCAGGGTTGAGGAACTGAACGGTGTAGACCTTTCGTATGAGTTCGTCTTGAGGGCATAGCGATGGCACGTCGTCAGATTCGGTTTGATCAGATCGGCAAGCACATGGAGGGCGAGGTCTTGAAGCTGGTTGCCGCGACGACGTTGGAATGGGAGGCTCGGGTTAAGAAGGCAACGCCAAGGGGGCAAACCTCACGGCTGGTCAATGGCTGGCAAAGCAAGATTGATCGGTTCCAAGGCGAAATCCTTAACAACATCGAATATGCAGAGCCGGTCATTTATGGCACTGCTCTCCCACCTTCATGGGGCGGCAAGTTCCGTACACGTCAAGGCACCATCAAGGGCTACCCGGACATCATTGGCAAAGAGCTTGAGTCCTGGGCTCAGCGTCAATACAAAAAAATCGTGAGGGATAGCTAATGGCTGCTGCTGACCTAAACACCATCAGGGCAACGATTGAAGCCAGGTTGGCCACAGAGCTGGCAGGTAGCCCTGTCATCCCGGTGGTGTTTCACAACATGCCCTACACGCCGACCCCCAACAGCAGCTGGGTGCAGTGTCAAACGCAGTTTGGGGCCAATGAGTTTTTGACCCAGGGCGGCACTTCAGACTCAGACAATCGGATTGTCGGCCTCGTAATTTTCAATATCTTTTCAGCTGCAGGCGTTGGCCCTGGTGCGAATTATGTGATTGGTAAACGAGTTCGGGATTTGTATAATCGAATCAACGTGTCGGGGGTCTACTTCGACGCTCCTGAAGGCCCGCAGGCGTTGACTCCAGCACCTGAGGGCTACTTCCAAACCCAGGTCCGTGTGACCTTTGAATTCATCGAGGAACTCTGACCTATGGCTTTTTATCGAGGCGAGGAAGGGAGCGTTAAGTTTGACGACGCAGGCTCCAGTAACTCCGCCATCACCAGCACGCGGTCCTGGTCCCTGACCCTAGAAAAAGAGGTTTTGAGCACCACCGTGATGGGTGACACCTACGGCGGCAACGTCGGCGGAATCATTCAAGGCAGCGGCAGCGTGGAGGTCATCTACACCGCTTCGTCCTCCGATGAAACGGCCGCGTTTATTGATCACATCAACACCCCGACCGATTCAGGCTTGGCGTCGTTTGAGCTGTTCCTAGACACCAGTGGCGACAAGAAAATCAGCTTCGACGGTGTGGTGACATCGGCCGACCTATCGGCCACCGTGGGCGAAATTGAGATCATCACCGTTAACTTCACAACTAACGGCACCGTCACCACCGCTTACTGATCATGGCTTTTTATCGCGGACAACAGGGCACCATCAAGTTCGACAAGGACGCAGCTGGTGCAGCGCTTGGCGAGATTGCAGCCGTGCGGTCTTGGTCTCTGTCAGTCGAGAAAGAAGTCTTGGAAGTCACCGACCACGGCGACACCTTCCGGGCATATGTTGGCGGCCTTGTCAGCGGGACAGGTTCCTGTGAGGTGCTTTACGACGCACCTAGCGCAGGTGACAAGTTGGATCTTTTGAAAGAGGCATTGACCACAGAAGACCCAGCAAACGCAAACTTTGAGCTTTACCTAGACGAAAGTGGCGACAAAAAAATGTCGTTTGCTGCTCTAGTTACCGGCGCTGAATATAGTGCTACCGTTGGTGAGATTGAAGTGATTACGGTCAACTTCACCGCTAACGGAACTATCACCTCCGGTATTTGATGCCTTCGACACAACGAACCGTTGATCTGCTGGTTGGGGCGTTTGATCTCAGCCAGCGTCGGAAGTTTGAGCTTAAAAATGCAGATGGTGAAAAGATCCTTGATCTTTATTTCAAAGCCATCACACGATCAGATCGCAAGAGGGCGCAAAACACCTCTACAAGCGAAGATGCTCTAGATGTCTCAACCCACATGCTTTGCCAGATGGCAGAGCTGGAAGACGGCACAAAAGCCTTTGCGGCAGCCGATGCGGCAAAGCTACAGCGAGAGTTGCCTGAGTCGGTTCTCAATGAAGTTGAGCTGTTCTTGTTTGGGATCGGCGAAGACCTGAGCATAGAAGACGCAAAAAACGACTAAAGCAGGACAAGTGGACTTATTTTGAGTTTTTCTTGGCCTGCGAGCTGGGCATGACTGTGAGCAAGCTTCGCACTGAGCTAACAGACGCAGAGCTTGTTTATTTTGCTGCGTTTTACCAACTGAAAAACGAGGAAGAGCAGAAGGCAAGAGATCGCGCAAATAACGGGCGGCGGTAGCATTAGGCAATCGTCAGGGCCGTCCCGTGGCAGTTGAGTCCTCTGTACGCCTTAGAGTTGATGGCAGTGGTGCTGCCCAAGAACTTAATCGGGTCAACAAAGCGGCCCAAGCCCTGCAAGGGACTATCGGCAAGGTAACAGCTGCCCTTGCTGGCTTCGGCATTGTTGGCGGGGCTTTGAAAGGGCTGCAAGAGGCAGAAGACGCAGCTGCTGCTGTAAGAACGCTTGGCGTTAATTCAGAGGTACTTAAAAAACGATTATCGGAAGTTAGCCAAGAGCTGAAAGGCCAAGTCAGCGAAACCAACTTGCTGAAAGCGTCTTATGACGTGGCATCTGCTGGATTCAATAGCGCAGCAGGTGCTTCTGAAATTCTGAAAGCATCGGCCCAGGGCGCAAAAGGCGGCCTTTCGGATCTAAACACTGTTGCTAATGCGACAACCTCTGTACTGAACGCCTACGGCCTCAGCTCTGATAAAGCTTCCAAACTGGTTGATGGATTTATCCAAACCCAGAATGACGGCAAAATTATTGTTGCTCAATATGCCGCGCAAATTGGTCGCGTTGCTCCGACGGCTGCTGCTGCCGGTGTTGGCATTGACGAGTTGAACGCTGCAATCGCTGCCGTGACAGCAACAGGCGTGCCGGTTGAATCAACTTTTGCTGGCATCCGTCAGGTCATTGCAAGCGTAATTAAGCCGACCTCTGAAGCCTCTAAGAGGGCAAAAGAGCTGGGCATTGAGTTCAATACCGCGGCCATTAAACAAAAAGGTTTTGCTGGTTTCCTAGAGCAGGTTATTGAAAAAACCGGAGGCAGCGAGGCGGAGATCTCCAAGCTGTTTGGGAGTGTCGAGGCGTTAACCGCGATTATGCCTCTGGTTAACGACCGACTTAGTAAATTCAACACGGCTTTAGAGAATCAGGAAAACTCTGCTGGGGCGGCGGCCGATGCTGCGAAAGAAATGGGCAATACGGTGTCTGGCCAGGTTGAGCGCATAATTAACAATATCTCTAACCTGGCCCGATCTTTCGATGAGGTGTTTGGGCCTGGGTTAAAACAATCGCTTGAAGATATAAACCGAGGCCTAGGCGCATTGATTGGCTTTGTTCGCAATCTTGACACCAATACAGTGAAAGCCGCTGCAAATATGCTGGGATTTGCCCTAAAAATTAAATTAGCACAGGCTGCCTTTGTGCTGCTTCGTAAGGCTGCGATCGTTCAATTCTTGGCAAAAGCCATCCCGATGATGACAACGGCTAACGGGAAAATGGTGTTGCTTCGATTTTCAACGATCAAGCTCAAAGCAGCTTTTATTGGACTTAAGGCTGCCTTACCTTTTGGGGCGATATTGATTGGTATTGATCTTGTTATTGGCAAGATGTTGGAGCAGAATCGTTTGCAAAGTGAATTCAATGATCTTGTAGAAACAGGAGGCAAAAAGGCATTAGAAGCAAAGCAGGCTGAGCTTGCAGCGCAAAAGGCTGGCATTGAAGCGAAGCTGGCTGGACTGGGCCCTAGCAGAAATGACAGGGGAAGGGCAAAAGCTTTGCAACGCGAGCTAACAGGTGTTGATGCCGCGATGGTGCAAATTAGCGGCAGGCTGCAAACTATTGAACTGGAAACTGCGGCAGCTGCTGAAGAAGAGCGAAAAAGACTTGCAGCATTGAAGGCTCAATTCGAGGAATTATTCAATCAATCCACGACTGAAGGAGACACAGGTGGCAATGAGGCCGAAAGATTAGTTCAAGCAGCTCAGGACCGCCTGCAGGCAGCAAAAGATGAAAACGCAGTTCTTAGGGAAACAGAAGAGGGAACACGCAAGGTGGTAAAACTTGATCAGCGTATTCGAGACATTAAGGCGCAAGAATCAGTTATCGGGAAAGATCTTGTAGAGCAACTGGTAAATGAAGAGCTTGTTAACTTCCGTTTGCTGGCACAGGATCGGCAAAGATTATCAGAGGCTGAAAAATTAAGGCAGCAGCAAGAGGAACAGGCGCGGCAAGCGCAAAGAATCGCTGACGAGTTCCAGAAAGGGGTTGTAGATGCAATCATGAGTGCCGTTGACGGCTCAAAAAAATTAAGTGAGTCGCTCAGCGGAATTCTTAAACAGGTTGGCCGTCTGCTGCTAACTGGGTTGTTCAAAAAAGCTGGCATCCCGTTGCTGGGCTTTGCAAACGGTGGCCGCCCACCTGTTGGCCGTCCTTCTGTGGTTGGTGAGCGTGGGCCTGAGCTATTTGTACCCGATAGTGCCGGAACAATCATTCCTAATGGTGGATTTGGGGGAGGCGCAAATGTCGTTGTGAACGTTGATGCGAGTGGCACTAGCGTGCAAGGTGATGAGGGGCAATCTCGACAGCTCGGTGCTCTTATTGGCGCTGCCGTGCAAGGCGAGATAATCAAGCAACAGCGACCTGGAGGACTTCTAAGCCGATGACTGCTAGCTGGGATTCATCCGTCAATCTGCAGCCCACATACGGCACGACTAAGGCCAGCCAGCCGCTAACCCGCACAGCGCGGTTTGGCAGCGGTTACGAACAGGTGGGCAGCCTGGGCATCAATCAGAATCCGAAGTCGTTCACGCTGACTTACAACCTGTCGGAGTCAGAGTCGGACACCGTGGAAACGTTTTTGGATGCCCGTGGCGGCACTGAGAAGTTCATCTTTACGCCGCCTGGCGAAAGCAGCAGCATCAAAGTCCGCTGCAGGGCATGGAACAAAACGATGACCACAAAGGGCCGCGTTCAGCTCACCACAACATTTGAGCAGGTGTTTGAAGCATGAGCACGCCGCAATCGATCCAAGAGCAGCTGCAGTCCCTTGAGCCGTCGGCCATCATCGAGCTGTTTCAGCTGGAGCTGACCCAGGCTGTCAACGGCGTGGATCAGGTTTACTACTACCACGCAGGAACAAACGAGCTGACCGCAAACGTGACGTTTGGCGGGCAAGAATACACAGCGACGGCAATACAGGTCGATGGCTTCCAAGCCGCGACCAAGGGTGTGCTACCTAGGCCGACGATGCGGATCGCCAACACCGCTAATGCGATCTCCTCACTGCTGCTGCTTTACAACCCGCTACAGGCCAAGGTCACGCGGATCCAAACGTGCAAAAAGTTTTTGGACGCTGTGAACTTTACGGGTGGCACGAACGCCACAGCCGACCCCACCGCCAAGTTTGAGGATCAGATTTTCTACATTGACCGCGTTGCAAACGAGAATCCGCAGCTTGTTGAGTTCGAGTTAGCCAGCAAGCTTGACCTAGTGAACGTCGCGCTGCCACGTCGTCAGGTGATGGAGTATTGCCCCTGGGTCTACCGCGAGGAAAGCACTTGCGGATATGTCGGCACCAACTATTTCGACATCAACAACAACCCGACCACTGAAGCAAACGATGTGTGCGGCAAGCGTTACACCAGCTGCACGCTGCGCTTCCCTGAGGGAGATTTACCGTTTGGAGGCTTTCCAGGTGCCCGACTTCAGATGTGACGCTGAAGCGCACGCTGCACGGTCTTACCCACGCGAGGCGTGTGGCTTGGTCGTTAACGGGCAATATTGGCCGTGCCGCAATATTGCAGACGAGCCTGAGCATCGTTTCGTTATTGAGCCGAGGGACTACGCCGTTGCAGCGATGATGGGCAAAGTCGAAGCTGTTGTCCATTCGCACCCGCACGGTGGCCCTGCAAGTGGTTGGGACCAGACTGTCTGTAGTCAAGGTTCTGTGCCTTGGCACATTTTTGAGTTACCGGAGGGCAAGTGGTTGACTATCAATCCTTAATTGGCCGCCAGTGGGAATACGGCCAGGCCGATTGCTTCACGATTGTGCGGGACTGGTTCAAGCTGCAAGGCATTGACCTGCCCGACTACGAACGGCCAGAAAGCACCGAGACATGCGAAAGCATCTTCCTTGATCAGGCAGAGGCCATAGGGTT